GCCTTTTCAATGCAAAAGAAAGGCTGGTACTTAAGGCAGGATATTATATGGGCAAAACCAAACCCAATGCCAGAAGCGGTTAATGATAGGTGTGCTAAGTCTCATGAGCACATCTTTTTATTTTCTAAGAAGAAAAAGTATTACTTTGATGCTGATGTATTAAGAGATAAAAATACTGATGCAAGAATGAAAGATGTATGGTTTTTAAATACATCATCATTTAGTGGAGCACATTTTGCGGTGTTTCCTGAAGCTATTCCTGAGAGATGCATTAAAGCGGGTAGTAAAGAAGGAGATACAGTTCTTGACCCATTTATGGGAAGTGGAACAACTGCTTATGTTGCTCAAAGATTAAGTAGGAAATGGATTGGTGTTGAACTTAATCCAGAGTATGCTAAAATAATTAAACAGAAAACATGTCAAACGGAGTTGTTTTGAAAAAGAAGAAACATATAAATAAAAGGACTCGCAATCTTATAAGGTATATTGAAGAAAATAAAGATAAGCTTGAAGCTAAAGCAAGAAGGCAGATTAAGTCAGCCTCACAAGAGAGGAATAAAAAAACTACGAAGACATATAGGGTTGGATTTGAATATAAGGATAGGAACTGGTAATGAAAGAAGATAAAGTGAATCATCCTAAGCATTATACTAATGGAGATATAGAGCCTATAGACTATATTAATGGCAATAATATGGACTATTTGGAAGGGAATATAGTTAAATATATCTCAAGGTATAAATATAAAAATGGAGTAGAAGATTTAGAGAAGGCACGTTTTTATTTAAACATGCTGATTGAGAGAGAAAGTAAATGATTTGGGTATTAGTTATTACAATAATACTATTGTATTTAGCTTATGAGAGTAGGAAGCTCTAATGAAGTATATTTTACTTATACTGATTATATTTATGTTTAAAGCTGGAAGAGCCATAAATAAATTCGATATAAGTGAAGTAATAGGCCACTCGCATAAGCAAACAAAAAAGGAGAATAAGAATGGAGTCAAAAGAGATTGACCATCAGTTGGAAGATGCTCTACTTGGCTCTATTATACACAATCCTGAAGAATACGAAAATGTAGCAAAGTATATTCACACGGATGAAATTTTTCATCAAGCACGAGCAAGAAGGCTTTGGAACATTATCACAGGATTACGTAGTAGTAAAGTAGCGATTGATTTAATATCTATAACTGAAGGTTTATCACCTCAAGACAATAAGAGAGGTGTTGACCCTGTTTATTTAGTTGATTGTAGTGCATTGGGCAACGGTAAGTGTTTAGATAAACTAGAAACTTACGGTAAGAGATTGTATGAAAAATATCTGTTACGTCGTATAGTAGGTCAAACTAGAGAGATTGAGCAAAAAGCAATAGAGAGCAATGAAAGTGTTTATGATACGATAGTATCAGCACATACGAACCTTGGGGAACTTATAGCATTAAGACCAGGAGATAAGTTTGATATTGACAAAGAACTTATTGACGCTATTAATTCTATAACGAATAAAGAGACCAAGCTAATGAAAACAGGATACGGAAGTATTGATAAGTTTTCAGGTGGACTAACAAGAGGTGAGATAACCATAGTTGGGGGTAGGCCTGGACATGGTAAAACAACATTCTTAATCAACCTTCTAAGTCAAATGATACATAATGGTTTAAGGGTAATTCTATTTAATAGAGAGTTGCCTAATAGCGAGATGATTAAGAAGTTAATTACTTTAGAGTCTGGAAAGCTATCTTATGGAATGGTTCGTAAAGGTGTCTATGAGGAAGCTGAAATCAAAGAACTAGAACGAGTTAAAGAAAAGATAACAGAACTATATAGCTCTGATAATTTTTTAATGTTTGATAATATTAGGGACTTTGCAAGGTCTTCTACGGAAGTAGTTAAGTTTAAACCTGATGTTGTTATGGATGATTATATTCAATTGGTTCAACCTTCAGGAACATTTGATTCAAGAAGGTTACAAATAGAGCAATTAGTAAATGATTATAAATGGTTAGCTAAAGAGAATGATTGCGCAGTAGTTTTAGCATCGCAATTAAATCGTAGTGTAGAGTATAGAGATGATGGTGAGCCGCGCTTATCAGATTTGGCAGAGAGTGGTGCAATTGAGCAAGTAGCAGAGAATGTATTCTTTGTATACTATGAGCATAAAGTTAATCCTAAAAAGGATAAGAATATAATAAGACTTAAAGCATCAAAGGTTAGATATGGTGAATCGGGCTCTTCTGATTTAGGCTACGATGGAGACAAAGTTAAAATATACAATTCATTTGAAGAGTATACAAACCCAGAGGTAAAAGTTTATGAACAAGACGAATTACCATTCTAAAGTAATAGGTATTGACCCAGGAAAGAGCGGGGGAATATCTGTTATAGAAGATGGAACACTAAAGGCATATAAATGTCCTAAAACAGTAGAAGATATGGCGGTGTTATTTTCAATTATATGTGGAGATACACCAAGGACTGAGATATATGCAGTAATGGAAAGAGTTTGGGCACGTCCAAATAATGCTAGTAGTCGGGCGTTTGCGTACGGGGTAAATTATGGTTCTTGGCTAGGTGTAATGGCTAGCAATGAGGTTGATTGCAAACCAGTATTACCTATAACGTGGATGCAGCATTTTGAGTGCCCAAAAGCATTGAAGAAACAACACAGAAAACGATGGCTTAAAGATAAAGCGAAGGAGTTATGTCCTTATATAAAAAGAGTTACATTAATAACAGCTGATTCAATATTGATAGCAAAATATGCAGAAGAAACTCTTACTACAAGTAATTAAAATACTTGGGCCATGCAACATAGAAGAAAGGGGTAGATGGGTGCCACTAAGTGAAGATTATATAAATAACAAATTTGACCTTGATTTAGACTTTGGGAAGGTTGGTGAAAAATACATCGAACAGGTCTTTGAAGGTGATGGACGGATAGAAGTTAAGACCGAACGTGATATATGGGCTACAACAGGCAATATTGCAATCGAGGTGAGGTGTCGTGGTAAACTATCAGGCATATCAACCACAGATGCACGTACTTGGATACAATTATTATCAATTAAGAACACTATTAAAGGCGGGTTTGTAATGCCTGTTAAGCAACTTAAAGCACGTATAAAACAATTACATGAAAGTGGCGATGCTAGACTTGTAATGGGTGGTGATGATGATGCAAGTCAGATGGTATTATTACCAATCAAAAAGATATTTCAAGATTAATATTTCCAATTATTCCATTCAGGATGCTGTTTTATTGCTCTTACTATATCAAAATCTTTACGATATTTACCATGTAATATTAGGTCATCTCTAAAGAATTTTTTAACTTTGAACAAATAATCTTCTTCAAGCTTCATCAGGTCTCGTATTTTCTTAGGAGCCTTACTCCAGTCTACCTGTGGTTTGCCAGATTTCCCTATAGTCATAGTAGGTACAAATTTTCTTTCGCCAATAGGGCCGTCTGAAGAAAGATAGTCCATCCATAACTGGCTTCTTGTTTTCTGCAATATACCAGATTTTCCTTTTGCATGATTATCCCAGCTCCCTCTATTAGGATTCAATCCTCTTATTTTATTTTTCATTGTAGTTACAGCTGATTCAATAGCTTCTTCTAATGTATATTCATGTGGACCTTGAAAATTTTGTCTTCCCTGTTGATATCTTTCTGTAACAAGAGCGGAGAGAGTAATATGATATTGTTTTACAAACTCTTCATCAGACCCAGTATACCAAATTGTTTCAAGGTCTTTAAATTCATCCGTCATTGTTGTTCGCCCTACATTGGTATATTCAGTCGCAAGCTTAGGGTCTTTTTTAGCAAGAAACTCTTCATAAAATTTATTATAATTTTCTTTTTGAACTTTAGATTTGTTAAATATATTTTCTTTAATTTTCATTGAATTTTTATAAGTTGACGATGATGCTTTTAAGAACTCATCCACTCCTTGTTCATATGTCATAGTATCATTTGCTAAACCTTGCAAGATAGAAAGGTATCTTGATGCAGTTGAAACCATAGCAACAGCCATAGAAGGGTCGTTGTTGGGATTAAATATACCATCAAACCCTTTACCTGCTACGGCAATTGGTGCTGAAAGCAGTCCCATAAGCTCTCCTCTTTGCATTGTCACAGCCAGCTTGTCCCACCATGTATCATTTTCATGTGGCATTTCTTTTCCATATAGCCAACTATTTAATTCAAGAATAGTTTTTCCTGTAAGATAAGTTCCAGCTAGATATGTACCTAAAAGCATCGATGCTTCAGGAATACTTTTGCTTTTATAAGCTATCGCAGTATTGTCTATAGCATTAACCGTAGCTTGATAAGCATACCTTAAAAACAATGTGCCTTCTTTTACTCCTCTAGCCGATGTCCATTCTGGCATAAATATCTCTTGTGATGAACCTTGTGCTACAAAGTGACCTGCTGTAATCATTTTTTGATATATATTATTTAAATCTCTTTCTACTTTTTG